TCTCTCCAGACGTCTAATTTCCTTAAACTCACTTTCTTTCTTAGCTCGTTCTATATCCTCACAAATGAGTGGTTTGTTTAGGAAGTTGAACTTAGGTGGAATGAATGTAGCAGGGTGGAAGGTAGGAACGACCTTTAGCCCTGGGACAAGTGTAGATTCGAGTACACTCCCGCGCCATTTAGTTATGCCTACTCTACTAGTAAGTGCTAATAGGGCTACGTTGCCAAAGGCTAGAATACAATTAAGGGAGGTTTTCTTTAGTTCTTCACCTAGCTCTTTGAAGTATTCATAGGCTTCAGGGTGAATTGTAGATTGACCCCTGGAGTCTATCTTTATATAATATTCGAGAGGATGGTCTAGGTCTTTTATTACGTTTGTTAGGTATAGGTTATGCCTAAGGACTTTAGTCATTATTAGACACTCATCAAGACCTTGACCTGCAGGACCTATGAATGGCTTACGAGGATGTGCTTTGACCTCTGACCATCCAGGCTGTTCACCACAACCTCCGAGAGTTGCAGTGATGGGACCTGAGGGAGGGACATAAGTTGCTTTCATATTTCTCCAGATTGTTTAAAAATTAAACGATATTGGTTTGACTCATCTTATGCACCCTGACAAGAAATGAGTCCTTGTAGGACTTACTTAACTCAAATCCAATAGGACTAAGTCCAAGTTCGTGTGCGGCTATTAAACCACTGCCTGAACCAAGAAATGGGATTAGGACACGTGAACCTGGGAAAGCGAAGGTTTCGTAGATGTTCTTTACTAAATCTTTAGGACGCTCAGTTGGATGTGTCTTCTGTTGTGCAGGTATTGGTGGGTATCTAAAATCATTACCTTTGCCTATTTTGTTTAAAGCTGGCTTACCCTTCCAAGCGTAGAAGAACATCTCATAAGTGTTAGCGAGCATAGTTTCAAATTGGTTAGTTTGGCCAGTTGACTTTGTCCAGATACCACACATCCGAGTAGTGTTGAAGCCTGCTGAGATTAATGCTGTGTATATATCATTAAACCAAGGTTCAGGGGCGAACCAACAGATTAACCATGAGTGAGGTGCCATAACTCGATAGCATTCTTTGAATAGAGTATTCATACCTTTCCAGGGTGAGTCATCTGAACCATTCATATAAATAGACTTATCAATCTCATTATATTCACTCATGTCATAGATAAATGTCCCATCCTTTTTCTTATTTTTAGCAAGGTCAAGTGCATAGGGTGGGTCTATTTCAACCAGGTGCATTATTTCATCAGGGATTTGTTTCACCCCCTCAAAGAAACTCTTATTGATAAAGCATTTAGATAACTGTGCAAGTGTACCAGATGATTGTTGTGTATCTAGTCTTTGTAAAATAGTTTGTTTGATTATCTCTTCGTCTAATCTCCTTAAAACTTTAGATGCATCACTAGCTGTCTTACATCCATCGAAGAGTTCTGGAAAAGCATCTCGTGCTTCAGCTCTTTTGATTGACATAGAGACAGCACCTTTAGACAGACCACCTATTAATTCCCCAGTATCTTCAAGTGAATGACCAGATTGTCCAGGACCTGGAGATTTAACTCCGTATAGTTCTTGTTGCATCTGATGAATTTCCATTGTTAGTTGATCAAGTTCATAGTATTCAAAATCCTTACGCCAGAAGTTTTCTGACTTCTCGATAATTTTTATCTCGGCTTCTGATACACCTTCTGGATAAATACGGACTGGGATTGTTTCTATGTTGTTACGCTTTAGAACTGTGTATCTACGTTCACCGGCTAATAGTAAATAGGTCCCATCCTTGTTGTCTTTAACTGCCAAAGGAGCTATAAGACCACTCTCCTTCATGTTAGTTTCTAATCCGTCTAAATCCCCCATCATTTTACGAGCGCGTTCTCCAACTGTAATTGAACTCAATGGAACCATAGCAACTATGCCAACTTTAATAGTCATTCCTAACCTCCTTAAATGTAGTTGTTACTCTTTTGGCATTAAGAGTTTTAGTAACTCACTAGCTTGGCTTGCACTAAGGTCAGGTGAGTTAGTGGTTTTCTTAGCTGTTTTCCTATTAGGCTTTCTCTCAGCCATTCGGCTATTAAGTCTTATTTGACGAAGTAGTTCTATAGCCTCGTCATTACTCATGTCTAATATGGAATCATAGTTAAGATCGTCTATATTAGCCATCTCCATTGTCCTTTTTAAAATGTTGAGTAAGTAAGTTCATGAGTTGAGTTAGAGTAGTGTTAATAGATGCTAATGTATAGCACATTCCACATACTTCTAATTTTATAACATCGCCTTTCATAGTAGGTTGATATAGAATAAAGTGAGACTTTGGGTGAACTTCATAGTTACACATCTGACATTTTTCGCTCATTTTTTCTTCCTCCCATTGGCTTTTTTCATAGATGGAATTACTTCCCTAGGTTTAATCTTACTACTGAGGATAGCACCTATAGCCATACCACCATGTTCTTCGATGAGGTCTAAGACGTCATCTAAGATAGCACCAAAGATAGCTCGACGTAGACCGTAGGTCTCAAGGACTTTATCAGCCCTTTGTTTCTGCTCCTCAGTTATTTCAAACGAGAAACGTGGTTTATAGTCTTCAACGCTCACTGTAGCTCCTTTCGAGTTTGTTTAATTATTAAACGAATTAACGCCATTTAGTTTTAGGATAAATAACTGCTTTTCTTATCCTATCTTTATAAGGTAAGAGTTTGGAGATTAGTGTGGTTACCTCACCTTGGATGTCAGTAGTTGGTACATATCCAAGGTCGAATAGTTTTTGATGATCTGGGTTGTAGTAATGGTGTTCTTCCTCGTTACGTGGGTTTTCTATGTGCTCTATAGAAGCATCAATACCTAAAGACTTAGCTCCTCTAACAACTGTATCCGCTAAACTATTAAGTGTATAGATATTCTCAAATTGGTTAAAGGTTCTATACTCACCTTCTTTAGGAGGATTTTCTATAGCTATTGTTAAACAATGGAGAGAGTCTTTGAGAGGTAAGTAACCTCTTGTTTGTCCACCTGCTCCATATACAGTTAGTGGAATTCCAGCTATTGCTTGCACACAGAAGCGATTAATGACTGTTCCAAAGTATTCATCGTAGTCAAAGCGAGTTAGTTCTTGTTCATTCTCACCTTCGAGACCAAAGACTACTCCTTGCATGATGTCGGTAGAACAAAGTCCCCAGTTGCGACAGGCAAACTCGATGTTTAGTGAGTCGTGGACTTTGGATAGGTGGTAGAATGAACCTGCAGTGCGAGGGAATAGAAGACCTGACATTGAACATAGACATTGATAAGCACCTGAATTACCTAAACACTGAGCTGGAATCCTACCTTCAGGTATATCACAATTAGGTGTCCCATACTCTCCCATTGTGCCTAGTTTTACAAGGTGAGCTTTAGGAAATTTTTCTCTCATTTTCCATAATAGATTAAGTGTGCCTAAGACATTATCTCCCTGTGACCTAACTGCATGATAACTATCCTTCATTGAATATGGTGCAGATGGTTGTTCAGCTAAGTGCACAATAGTATCTGGGTTAATGTTTATATTATAATCGCAGTTTACAATATTCCTATAAGATATACCAAGGTATCTATCTCCATATGTATTATATAGGTATTCTCCTCTTTTATATATTGAAGGAAGAGGAGTTAATGAATCACCACCTATTTCTTCAACACGAGCTCTTCTTATACCACTGTCTAAACCATATACAGAATGACCTCTCTTCATTAGATGATTTGCCAAAGAATATCCAATGTAACCATCTATACCTAATATAGCAATTTTCATAGTTCAAACCTCCTAATTTTTATGTTAGCGTGTTTAGATATTTCTATAGACACTTCATGATAAGGTAAGATTTCGTCTACTACAATTTCCTTAACTCCTGCATTTATAAGTGTGTTCATGCAGTCTTTACATGGTACGAGACAGTTCATGTATAGTGTGGAACCACTTACAGATGCACCTATCCTTGCAGCACTGGAAATACAGTTTACTTCAGCATGAGTTGCTAAGCAGAGGTGAAGCCCCTCACCACTTTTATATCCTGCTTTTTTGCGAGGACATTCAATACAGTGGGGGACTCCACGTGCAGGGCCGTTGAACCCAGTTGCAATAACCACTCGTTCACGAACAAGGAGTGCACCTATTTGACGTGATAGACAAGGAGATTTAGATGAGACTGCCCAACATATTTTATGGAAGTATGTGTCCCAACTATTCATCAATAACCTCCAGGTCAATTAGCAATGCTTCGAGAAGAAATAGGTAATTTCTTGCATCTGTTACTTTCTCAAGCCATTCCTTAGTAGAGTATTGATCTGGAGTTTTCACCATCTCAGCGATTGATGTGATAGGTTTAATACCCATACCCCAGAGAGACTCAGTAGGCCATTCACTATTCACAACGCCAGCTTTTTTAAACTGTGAAAGTCTATCTTTTCCATAGGTGTATTCTTTACCTTTGGAGGCAAGTACTTTTTTAGTTCTGTTAAATGCTCTATCAACAGCGAGATTAAAGTCTTCATTTGTCATAGTCTTTTCTCCTTATAAAGTGCATCTGCTTGGCTCGCCTTTTACACTAGTAGTTTATCAAGGTCTGCCAAGCAGAATAGCACTGATTAATTATTTCTTCTTAACTACATACTTAGTCACACTGTTCTGGTCTCCGAACTCCTCGGATTTTTTAACTCCAAGAATGACCCAGCCTTCAAGACCAATTAGGTCATCAATCCAGTCAAAAGGTCTGGAGTAATCAAGTCCGAAAGCAGTCGCGAATTTCTGGAATTTATACAGTGAACGCTGTGCTTGTTTTGCATCGAGTTTATCACGGTCAGAGAGATCCCAGAAAAAGTCATTGAACTCCATAACCATAGGATCTGAAGGGACGTCAAAGATAGGTTGATACCACTGAGCGTCGTTTTTATCTGATACTCCTTCCCTAACATTAATAATACGAGCTTTTACCTCACTACCACGAGGTAAGGTTTTAGGTTCTGGTGCGTCTTTTATATCTTTCTCTAAATCGCTATAATCTGTTAAAGCCATGGTGTAACCTCCTAATAATAAGTAGTTATTCTGTTACTGACCATCCGCAGATAGTCGCTTTAGGAAATGTTGCTGTTTTATCTTTACCATCTGACATAGCTTTATACTTAAACATTAGAATAGTCTCATTATTTGTAACTAATTCTAAATCTCTAAATGTAAAAGTATGTCCAGTCTGTGTAAAGATACATAAGATTGAGTATTTCATTTTATCACCTCCTTTCAATAATTAGACCGTTTAATTTTTAAACAAACGTGAGCTTAGGTTTATCTTCCCACTTGAGACCTGCTTTTTTTAATATAGCTTTAATATCAGGTGGTTCGATTGCATCTAACTTACCATCAGCTTTTAACCTACTACGTGCAAGAAAGGTGCCAAGTGAGTCTATTAACATCTCACGTTGAGGGCCGTCTCGACCTTCTTTACCTACGATGACATAGATTTCGTCGAATAATAGTGGAATGGTAACTACTGCCTGACCAGTGGTGTAGAATCTATATTTCACTTCCTCACGCACAACGCCAGTTTTTGCATCTACCGATAACACCTTTTTGTTCTCACGTAAATGACCAGTCATTATAAAGTCACAGGGAAGACGCATTAGTTTTTTGATGTAATTAGTCATCTCAACCTTTTGTGGATTGTAGTCATGACGGTGTTGAGGGACTTCACCTGCACGATTTTTGTTAGCAAGACCATAGTTCATCACCGCATCTCCAAAGGTCGTAGCACTGTCAAGGCAATAGGTGCCAAAGTGACTGAAGTAATCAGTCTCAAATCTAATATCTATATTTTTCTTCCAGGCTGCAAAGGCTTTAGGATCCATAGGATCTTCATCCTCGTATTGTGTATCTGCTACCATATCACCTTTTTGGATATAGTCTCTAAGACACTTCGTACCACCAGGATCGAAGGAATCTATGTGAACAGGCATACGAGCGGTCTTTAGTAAGAATGTTTTACCAGCGTTGGTTTCTCCAGTTACAAGTGCAGAGAAACGCTTCTGTAAAGGATCACCTGCGTAGTAATCTCTAACTCTTTTTAATTCGTTAGTGTAATCATAGGGCATTTTAATCACCTCCATTCTAAATTTTTCTTAACTCTTGTATCCTGCTTAGCAGGGTTCCAAAACTCTTGTTTGAACCCCAGTGGTGGCTCATCGCATTGTTGAAGAGGGTTTTGCCACGATAGGCAAAAGTCATGATAGGCACAGCCTCTATAATCTGTACAAGAAGTAGGGTTCATAGGGAACGCCATCATTACTGCATCACTTTCCTTGCAGTGTTGTAGCCTGTCCATTTCCATCTCAATTTCATCCATGAGGGTATTAACTGTCCATAGCCAAGTATTCATTTGTTCAGGTGTTTTAAATGCAGGAACTTTCCTAAACGAACAATGATAACCGGCAGAACGATTAGCCGAACCACGTGATAGATGAGCAAAGCCTATTCCATAGAATTCTATCCCCAGGACTTGTTCGATAGGGAACATACAGTATAGACAATGTGTATAGGTTCCATTCTGTAAGCTTAGGAAAAAGTTCTCAGCCCATTGTCTACCATTTATATACTTTTCGCTTGTAGTTTTCCAGTCCCAAGAGAATATCATACCGTCTTCTAATCGTCTCATTATCGAGTCCATTCGGTAATGTAGGACACGTTTATCACTGATTGGAACAGCCCCTGAGATTTCAGTCATTTTTGTGCCATCTAATTCAACAACTTCGTTTTCTTCCAGGTCTCGTGACTGTTGTTCGTTAAATGATAGTAACATAGTTAGGACACCTGCAGGGTCTTTTGGTCTATATATATCATCAGTGCCAGGCTGGAATTCTTTTCTATAAAAGTCTATAAAAATATTATAGGCACCTTGTATATCTGAGTATCCGTTTAGTAACTGATACTCCCTTGCAAGATGTACAGCTTGACCAAAGTAGGTGTCGTGGTTAGGGACGTCCAGTTCCCAACCTAATAAACTCTTAAAGAAATATTTACGTCTGCAGGTAACCCATAGTTCTAACTTACTTGAGTCGTGGATAGACCAAGTATCATGTGGTTGAATAATCATCTGTTATCTCCTTGTTAGTTGGATGTCCATTAGTTCTTGAGTTAAGATAAGTATACGTCTGTTAAGTTCTTCCCAGTCTCTCATTTTCACTATTGTATCTGGGTCTGGATTTTCAATACTATCAATGACGTTAGTTGCATTTGATTCTAATGCTTCTCTTCTCCATCTTTTTAGAGTCCTTTCAGTTATCATTTCGTTTTCCTTTCATAGTATATGGTTTCTCTCAATATAGATACCATCTTTAAACAATAGTAAGTTTAGTTTTCCATGCTTAAATGCAAACAGGGCACAGGCTATTGAGTTCATGACATTTAGGGAACAAGGAACTATGTAATCACACTCACAAGAATCCCTCATTCTGTCTTTAAATATCCTAACCATATTGTTTGTTGAGTAGCGATTCATAGGTCCTTCGCTGAGATATACCAACTCACCATATCTCTCAGCAGCTCTAAAGTCATGAGAGGATTTATTCACCACGTAGACTTTCTTCATCTTCTTCTCCATCATAACCTTCTAAAGGTGGATTTTCAGGCTCTACATTTCCCAGTCCTTTTAAATTTTCTATTAAGTTCTGTGGTGCTGTTAGTTTAACATCTTCAAATCTTCTATCTCTTATACCTTCAGTTGGAAGTGCCTTACCTTCTGGATTGCTTAGACCGTTTAATTTTTTAACAAACTTTTTTTCACTCTCAGTAGTGTAAGAAGGAACCTCGTTTGGGCTTAGATCAAATTCGATAGGTTCATCAAGACACTTGTGAGGGTCTATGAGTTCCACTATCCGTCCATAATTTTTTAGAGCCTTTCTGGTAACCTCTATCTTTGTACCACAGACACTACAGTATACAAATTTAGGCATTTGCCACCTCCATAATCTCAACCTTGCATTGTTCCCAAGGTTTTTTAGTTGGATTAAGTTCAACTATTACACATTCCAGAGTTTTACCTACTGCCAATTTAGCATTGACCTCAGAGCTAAACTTTTTAGGTACAAAACCTACCATGATAATTCCTAAGTATTCGAGGCGTATAGCATTAGGATCATATTTATTTTCAGGATCTGGAATTATAGATAGTCTTTCTCCAATTTTCATATCTTTTAGTACCTTGTACATCTGATGATGCTGTACTCCTGCAATATAAAACGAGTGTGTTACTTTGTAGTTTTTTTCTTCTGTCATTTTATTCTCCTTTCTCTTAAATTATTGAGTGGCTAACTATATTTACCCACTGGTCAGCCAACAGTGCATCCATCATTGTACCTGCCACAGTAACATACTGTAGCTATTTATCAAATCCTGGATGCTTTCTATCAATACAACGTTTACACAAATCTGGATGAGACATACCAGCGATAACCATAGCCCCACAATCAGGACAGTGATATTGGCCTATTGGTTGTCCTCTCAACGACTCTGGCTTCTCTTTACAGTTGGCCCGAAACAACTTATTTACTGTATCATAACAACGTCCACATGTATGACTCATTGTTTACCTCTTTCTTTAAAATGCGATTGCCTTGAGTGCATTCGGTTTCAAAGAGATTATTATCGCCTATGCCTCACGGTCATAGGTCCCAAGGCAGTGTCGCACCTATTAATTGCACTACCTCCACAAAGACAGGAAATCTAGGTACTTTTCTTCCTGTAGTTACATGCTGGTACTTAACTTTAGCGTTCATGCCTATTAACATATCTCTACCATTCCATAGATGTTCTCTCTGCTCGTCGTTGAATCCAGTGCCTACTGAAAAAGTCTCGCCGTCGCCAGATTCACATATTAACGCTCCTAGTCTGTTCTTTGGAACTCCATCAATAGACACTTCCTCGCTAACTCCTACTATCTTATATTCGTCTTCTTTCTTAGGCTTAAACTTCATGATGAATTGACTTCTCTTTTTCTCATAAGGTGCATGTAAGTGTCTGACAATAATACCTTCATAGGCACTTTCTACTAACTTGTCATATACTCTCATTATGTCTTCCAGTGATTCACAAACCCAGAAAGGTGACACTATTATCCAAGGACTGAGTTTTCGTAAATTCTCAAGGTTAAGTAGTCGTCGCATCTGCGTGCCTTCACTAACAATGTCAAATACGTGAAACTGCATAAATGCATAGTCCTGGTGAAGATTTATAGTTCTTGACACTATACTTGAAATCTTCTCAAAACTTGCTCCATGGAAATATAGTTCACCATCTAATTCTATGGTTAGTTTTAACCTATTAAGTTCTTTATTTATATGAGGGACACTGTGAACTACATTCTCCTCACTTGAGAGTAGAATGTAACCTGAGTCTTGGGTAGGAGTTTCTATGATTAAAGGAACTGCACGACACCTAAAGCCATCATACTTAGGTTGGACAATATAAGGAGGTTGCCACTTAGCAAGGCGCTTCTCCTCGAAAGGATAGCATTTCATTATGCCTTTCCATCGTTGCCAGTTTGACATCTTATTCTCCTTATGTTAATGAATCTCTAAATGTTCTGAAACTACTTCAAGGAATGTATCTAATATTAGAGTTTTTAATTCATTCTTACTCCAGCTTGACTTTATATCTATTTTATCAAATAACCTTTGCTGTATTTCTTGTATTAGATTACTGGCAGATATTATCATAGCTACCTCCAAATTTGTTTAAAAATTAAACGATCTAACAAAACATCCCTAAATGGACATTTTGTTTAGATAAAAAAAGTGCCCTGCCTCGAATGAAACAGGGCACTCTAAACAAGGAAGGAGGAATTACTTCTTAGCCGCTCTTGCCTGCAGGTCCGCAATCATCTGCTTTTGTTTCTCAGGTGTCGCACTCGCGAACATAGCCGCATATGCCTGGAGAGGATCTACCTTGGCTCCCTTCATAGCCACGCCCATCTTAGCTCCGGCTAAACGAGCCTGGATTTGTTCTTGAGTCTCACCTTTCTTCAGCCCGCTTCGGATATTACTCTGGAGAGTAATAACCCAGTTGGCTTCTGCATTAGAGAGTATAGCCTCTCCGCCGAACATAGCTTCTGCCTCTTTAATATTCTCAGCGGTGTCAACTACAATATTAACAGGGCCGAGTTGCTTCTGCGTAACTTTTCCAGAAGCGTCCTTTTTCTCTGGTATCATAGCCGCGATAGTTAACTTTTTACTCATGACATTTACCTCCTATAAAGGATTGTTATTTAGTGCCTTATGGCACCGTATTTATGTACCATATTATCCCATTTTTTAAATGTACGCAAGGGATTTTTTGGTACATTTACAAAAGCTATTTATTATTATAGTTAATTAAATAACTAACCAATAGCCTTTTCTTTAATGGAATCTTCAACGTCTTCACCTTCACAAGACCTAACTTGATCAAAAGCTTCTTCATAGGGCTTAACCTCATTTGTAAAAGAGTTATACATTCTTCTAACTTCAGCATGGCTTAGGAGTAATTGTCCTTCACCTAAACCAAGGCCAGATCTTTTCCTAAACTCTCTCCAATGATTTTCGCAACCATAGGCCCATTTACCTGACCTGGTACAAAAATCATAGTGTGCTACCTCATCACAGAAATTACATTGAGGTAGGATTTTTAGTGCTGTAGCTCTTATGCCCATATTTTACCTCATGTGTTTAGTTTTATTTCTGAAGCTCATTTTGAACATCCTCGAAAAGACTTAGAGCTTCTTCTTTAGATAAGTTAAATACGGTATCGCTATTTAGGCATTTAGATTCATTATCATTTGATTCTAAAAGTTCTATATGTACTGCATACATTTGAACCTCCTACAAAATTGAACTAATTACTATTCCCCATACTACCACAATCAGGATTATTTCAGATATTATGGCTATTAAGCATTGCGCTAAATTCATTACTTTTCCTTTCTATAATGACCTTAGTCGTTGTAATAAACGTCTACGTTCCCTTCTCCTGGCTTCCCATCTATCAAGCCAGGAATTCATAGCCAATACACCTGCAATAACACCGCAGGAGCCTACGAACCAAATTAGTATTATTTCACTATTCATTCCATCTTTCCTTTATGTAGTATATATTTCTGTCCTACTTCATCATTATCTCCTACTTGAAAATGATAATCGCAGAGGAAATAACTATTTTTACCTATAAAGTTTTTACACCCTTTCACTGAACATTTTTTAGATGTTTTCTTTGTCAGTCCCTGTGTAAATGCTTTTCTTGTACATGAAGTATGACAGTATATTTTATTACTATGTGGCTTTTTCTCAAACTCTTTTCCACATAGCTTACAATGACTGACCATCTTTGATCTCTGTCTTTGCAGGATTAATCTTCATACCTAATTTATCAATGGCTTGGTAGGCTTTTTCAGCCTTTTTTATTGCACCTTGAAATAGATGCTCAAACATAGTAGCACCAAATCTCTTCTTGCCTAACCTCATTGGTTTTTCATAGATATTCATAATCCACTCCTTTCTGCCATCTGTAATTTAGCAATAAGTTCACTAACTTGTGCAGGACTTGCTCCCTCAATCCAATCTTCTAAAGACACAGCCTTTGCCTGCCACTCTACTTCCCTGCCACTCACACCATAGGGAACCTTCTTAACCTCAGCAAGTTCTAAACAGGCTTTTTTCTTTACCTTCCACCAGAACACAAGATCCTGGTTTAAAGGCTTTAGCTTTTCTTCTAACATTGAGATTTCCTTGTGTAGATCTTGCAACTTTCTACTTGCAACCTCTACAATCTCTTCCCTGCTGAGACTTGCTACCTCAGCAGGGTACGTCTTAGGTAAATACCACATAGTTGCCTCCTATCATTTTAGACTGTTTAACTATTTAATACCTATACCGAAGTTATTAATTCAACAGGAGAGTCTTCTGGATTATCAGACATCTCTTTCCACACATAGATATTGTCTATATGGTAGGTGTCTCCCTCTGTTATTATAATAATTTCTTTTTCCTTGTTTACTTGCTGCAATTTTTCTATTAACTCTTTTACTTTCATTTTGTATCCTTTCTCCTGGTTTTATTCCAGGTGTTGTGGCATGATATTCAAAAACCATGCCAATTTAATGATGGTTAAATGATACCAAAACGCACCATTTTTGTCAACAAAAAAATCACATACTGTTTAAT